ATTTGAATTCTTCGCCAGATGCTGGTAAGCTTACAATCAACTCGCAAGGTTGGATCATTTCAGAATCTTAACCTTGTATATATTTAATTATTATATAGGAGAAATATAGATGGCAGATTCGAACCGCGGTCTGATCAATTACGCAAGTAGAGATTATAATTCCCTTATGGAAGAGTTTTGGGCATTAGTTCCAAAGCTCACTGATTTGTGGAAGCCTGAAGCAGATTCTGATCCTGGTGTAGTCCTTGGAAAGATTCTTGCTTCGGCCGCTGATATGCTCTCAGTAAATGAAGATTATCTGGCCAACGAACTCTTTGCTCCTTCTGTAGTTCAAAGAAAAGATGCTGAAAAGATATTTGGTCTTATCGGATATGATCTCGGATTCTACACAGCAGCAAGAACTGAAGTAACAATAACAAATAATACTTCAGATACTATGAATCTTGATTTTGGATTCAATGGAGCAAATTTCTGTACTCTTAATGCGTATACAGACATTACAAATACTTCTCGAGTAATTACTTATAATCTATTACCTATGACGAATAGTTATGGTAATAGCGAAAGCAGAAGCAGAAGAAGTGTACTTACAGATTATATCGATGTATTTGCAGAATCAGATATAGTTTCACTTCCTTCAGGTAAATCAGTAACTAGAGTTGCAATTGAAGGTGATTTAAGAAGCTATTCTGTTTCGGTAGATGATATAGTTAAAAATAATTATATCATCACATTACCTTCACAGCACGTAGATACTACTGCAGTTTGGGTCAAAGGTAAGACATCATTATCATCTAACACATTCGACAAGACTCAGTGGATCCAGGTTGCAAATGTAGCTGAATTCAACACAGCCGAACCTAGATACTGTGTTACTTATGATAACTATTCTAATGCCCAGATTACAGTTTCTAATTATCTCAATCAGTTATCTAACTATCAGGGATATGTTCTTACAATCTTCTGGATTGATTGTTCAGGAGTAATCGGCTGCGTAGGTACTGATGTATTAGAGAATCTTATCTTTGCTAAGTCCGGAAATCCTAATTACGAATCTGGAGAACTCTTAGTTTCCAACTTATCTAACACAGTAGAATTACCTCATACTTATACAGTAACTGGTAAGTCTCCTGAAACAGCTAAGGAAGCATATCATAATAGTAGAAACACAATCAACACGTGGGACAGCTTAGTAACACTTCCTGACTACACAAGATTCTTAAGAAGAGAAGCTGGTGTAGATTGTGGAGTAGTTATCGATTGTCAGAAAGCACTTGAAATCAATTTAGCTATCTACAACGATGAGAACTTAACAGCAAGTCAGAAGTCAAAGATGTATATCACAAACAGAGATTTCGCTGCAGGTTCATTAAGTGATGTAGATTGGGCAAGAGCATTGAGCTTAGATTTCAATCCTTCTGATCCTAACAAGTATATATTCGCTACAAACTTTAAAACATACACAGCGATGTGTTTTGCTATTCATAATGATTTCAAAGACGACATTTGGGGTCAAGGTCAGATAGATGTAGCTCAGATATCTAATACACCGAGCTTCACAAGATACAAACCTCCGCAAATGTTCATTGATAATGTTATTGCAGACTACAAACCTCTGCAAGCAATGTCAGTAGAAATGCAATTTGGTTCTTGCAGAGTATTTGATTTCTACATAATTGGTCAGATCTACACAAACAGACCTGTAACTCAAGATGTAGGTAGAACAATCATCAACAAAGCTAAAGAAGCATTAGCAATTTACTTCGCTCCAGCAAACAGAGATTTCAATCAGAAGCCTGCTGTAATGGAAGTAGTAAACATAATTCAGAATTGCGACGAGAGGATAGTTTACTTTGATGCAGGTAGCCCTAGTAATCCTGTAATTAAGTGGCATAATTGCGATATTGAATGTTTTAACTATATCTCCTTCGCAAGATACAATGAACCTGACAATGCAGGGCAGTCAATCAGAATTGCTCCTGAGTGCTTAATAAAGAAGTGAGGTAAATATGAAAATTTATATTAAATCCAATACAAATACAGCTCCGCAGTATGATATTACTGTAGAATGCAATGAAGAAATAAAATCTCAGATAATTGCTGAATTAACTTCTGCATTAGCTCCATATAACCAAGAGCTTAATAAATATTGTAAAAGCATCTATGTTAGATTAACTTATTTTATCCCACTTCCAAAAGGAGCATTCTTCCGCAATGAAGAAGGGGGAAGATATTCTGATTATAAGGATATTACATTATACGCGAAAAAGAATAAGAAGGGAATAAAAGTAAGCACTAGAGTAGGTGGGCAGTCCGCAGGTTTCAGAAAGATGCTATCTAAATTCTTAGCTGAAATCCCAGGATTTATTGATAGATGTAGTAATACCTAAACCTATCAAGCAATAAGAATTGCACCGGAGTGCCTAATACGATGAAAATAAGCGATATCTCAGTACCAGAAATATATAAGAAGAGTGCAGATTTCAGATTTTTTCTGAAATGGTTTGAATATGCATTGACAAAATTACAGTATGATATCACAAATACTGCAGATTTGTATGATGCCTTAAGATGTCCTAAAGATCTGCTATGGATGCTCGGAGATACAATGGGTTATCAATATGATGATAGACTCTGCGCAGCATTCAATAGATTTGTTATGCTCTACTTCATGTCGATGATAAAGTACAAGGGCAGTCAACTTGGAGTTACACTTGCTGCGGAAGTTAATCTGAAGCAGAAAGATATCAATGCTTATGGCGAGGAAAATGAAATCCTCTATAACAGATTAGAAGATACATCAATCCCTAATAACTCGGTATATGTCGAATCAAATGTCGATTCAGGATATATTAATGTAATATATTTCACAGATGAGAAGCCAATCGATACTTGCGTAGAATATGTAAGACCTTTAGGTATGTATTGCTTTCAATATGCAGGTGTAAGAATTGATTCTACTACAAAGATTTCAGTAGATGCAAGATTAGCAAAGGCTGGAGATGCTGTTGGTATTATTGGGCCTACTAAAGTAGGAAAGTATTCTAGAAACGACTACGCAAGATTGCAGAAGATGAAACATGAATCTGCAGTAGAAATGGTCAACACAAATGATACTCGTGCAAAAGCATACTCTAGAAATTCTGAAATAGAAAGTGAACCTACAGTCGATGCAGGTTATAGAGCACTTAATTCCCTTCAGCTTGCTAACAATGATCATATTGTTAAGTCATTGTTTAGTAAACCTATCTTCAATCTCGGTTATGGCCCTACGGTTGATACAATGGAAGATGTAGATGTAAATGATCCCAGATACAATCTTCGTTATAACCGAACTGTTGATATTTACTCTCAAGCACCTGCCCCGGATAGCACTTATCTTCCGGTTGATACTCTTGACCATAACAGAGAGTCTACACCTACTGACCCTAAGCCGAAGGTCAATGGAATAATGACACAGCTTGGTGAGAGGATTCTGTCTTCACCTACTCCAGTATCAACACCAATCCTTACAGAAGATGGTCAGAACATTTTAAGTACCGAAGATGGTGAGCCGTTGAATACGAACTAAAGGAGGTCAATATGGCAGACGATATAACAGAAGCAAAGCGAATTTCTGAATTGCCTGAAACAGAATATGTTTCCCCTACTATCGATTTTGTACCGATAGCACGAGAGTCCAGCATATATGATACAGGTGCTGCTTCATTTAAGGTAACTCCTAAACAGATTTTTGATGCTAATGTTGTTGTAAATTCCGCAGAGAGAGCTACACAGTCATTAGCTACTATCAAGATCGGAGATACTTGTTATAAGGTATCTAGTGGTGGTATGGATGCTACTAACCTTAATATCAAGTATGTAGATTGCACGATAACTCCTGCAACATAAGGAGATAGACGAATATGATTTATAGCGTAGATACATATAATTATGGAGAATCTTGTTTTCCTACTCCTGATTATATTGCAGATTGTTCATATAAGTATTTAAGTCAATTCTTGGAAGGATTGACACATACAGAGCATAGTACAGATATTGATTTCTGGGGATTGTTTACTTTAACTATCCCTAATAGTGGCGTTATGCAGGGTATGTCTATTACCCCTGCTGGTGGTAGTGCTTGTTCTTTTGGTAGTTCCGAGGGCCGTATCGCATACAATAGACCTGTTAGACATACTATCTTATATGATACAAACTTCTTGTATTATGCCTTTAGAGATAGGGACTACGGCGGTCTGTTTAATCTTATCTGGTTCAGGGATTCTAAGACAGGTAAGCAGTATGTTGGTGGCAATAACAAATCAGGTAACTGGATTACTGGTGAACTGTATAAATCAGGAATGGTACTTTATGATTTAGATGATACAGCAAGTCCTTATGCGTTCACTAAAATGTTTAATTTTGCAGCTCCACCAGGGAAGATTGCTATTGCCCAGATGCAACCATTTAGCAAAGACGATATGTTCGGAGGTTGGACTACTAATTTATATTCTTGTTCAACTGTACCACTTTTTAGCACAGTGTCTATTATGGGTGATACATTCTTAGCATTAGATACAAACACTTTAATCAGGTTAGACTTATCGGAGGATTGATATGATTTATAGACACGATTCATGGAGTACAGGAAATCTGCCAGACCAGGTTTATAACTATCTTTCAAATTTCATTCCAGATATAGCATATGAAGCAGCTACTGGTACTATGACATTCTTTGATAAGTTTGCATTTTCTATAATTCCTAACAACAACTGGCCTACTTTATCTTTAACTTATGGTTCTAATACTATAACGTGGAACGCCGAGGTTATGACTTGGGAAAAAGATGTCTATTTTGTGCTTACTGATGTCTTTATGCAGTTGAAGATATACTTCCCTAATTATGGTCAGAGGTGGATGATTATTTCGTATATCAAAACAGCCGACGGTAGATACTACGCGGGTGGAAGCGTTAATTCCCAAACAGAGTACACTTTATATAATACTCCTTACTATGATATTCAAGATACGGTTGTTACCCAATATAACTTCCCTAAGGTTATTAACTTCTCGGCAGATCCTGGCAAGATAGTCTATGCAGAAAAGACACCATTAGTACATAATGATTCCGGTATTGCCTTTTTTGATAATATCTACTCCTGTTCTACAGTTCCGCTTAGAAGCACTGTATCAATCGGAAATGATAATTATTTAGCTGTAGATACAAATAATCTGATTTTAATACCTAACGAATAAGTGGAGGATATATAGATGTCAGATCCTAAAAGAATAGTTCCTATTAATGAATTACCGGAAGCTACATTACTTAATGATTCTGATACCTTAATGCTGGTACAGAATAACACTGTAACTAAGCAAGCTACCTTAGGTGACATTAGCAATCAAATTATTGCAGGTCAGACCTATTCTGATCTTAAAACAGAAAGTAAGCAGATTGTTGGTGCTATAAATGAAATCAAGGGCGTGGAGCTGATTGGTACAATTAATGCATATGAAAGTACTGTTGTGCTGTACAGTGATCAGATCACTTCTAATAGCAAGATTCGAGTATTTTTCGAAACTTATGGTATGTCAGCTAAAGATGTAAAAGCTTCTTCTGGACAGGTTGTCGTTAAGATAGATCCTCAAGAGGAAGATGTCAGAGTACTAATTCATGTAACATAAAGGAGAAAATTGTATGGCTTGGTATGAATCAACTGGTGGTAGTGCTAATGCTGGATTACAGGCTACAGAAGTTATTGTGCTTACCGCAGATATTGAAGATATACAACCCTTGCAACCGGAACAGGAGAATAGTTAAGTATGGCTATTGTAAACTCTAAAGCATTTTCATTTTCAGATACTTTGCCGGCTATTGATATGGCAGATGATGTTAAGGCTTGGATTATTAGGTATGGTTCAGAGTTTGTATCTGTAGAAACTACAGGTGATGAGTCAAATGCTTATATGACTTGTATAATGAATAATCTGGTTTGCTTTCAGATTCATTTTGCAGCTCCTGATGCTTATTTCTGGTTCAGCCAACCTTATCTTATTGGTGAGTCCCCATCCTATTACGGCTATAATAGATGGAAAAATAGTTTCACAGGTACGCTGGTACTTTCTAATTCTTCAATATATGTGAACTTTGATAGAGGTGGCAGTAGTTACAGAATGTCTTATGTATGCGAAGTAATTGGTGGTAACACTTATTATGGTCATAATTTCAATGATAATACTAATCCTAAGTATCTCAGAAATATCTATTTGACAAAGTATCCTGATCATTCTTTTGTATATAGGCATATAGCTAATTTAGGATATAGTTGTGTTTTAGGTACGATAGATTATACTACCGCAGCTACGATAACTGATGGAACTAATTCTATACTAGATCCCCACTTCATCGGTTGCTCTACAATACAGCCTTTCCAGGTATATACATTCAATGGTATGAACTATTATGCGTTAGATGAAAATACATTAGTATTATCGAATAATTCATTAGAGGAGTAATTTATGGCTAATGTAAAAAGACTTGCTGTAGCTATATATCCTAGTGCTACATTTACACCACTCAAAAATGCAATCGATAGTATGCAGTTGCCTTTTATAACTTCTACTGAAATTGTCGATAATGATAATAAGCTTGTGTTGACCTTTACTACAGGCGTAGTATGGTATTTTACACGACATATTGAGGACTGGAACCGCTACATTAAGATAAATCAGACTGTGTTAGGTCAGACAACTACTTCTTGGTGGATACATACTCTTAATACTACAAGCCAACCCGCTACTGTGACATTCTGTGGTAGTTCTACAATGTTTTATCTTCATATCCGTACAAGTTCTTCAGATTACTTGATGGGCTTGTATCTTGCTTTGGATGATAATGCCTCTATTTCAGGTGTCGGAAGACTTTCACAGGGTCAAACAATACAATCACTTGGATTATTCCACTCTCAGACATCTGCTGAATATCGTATTCCCGTAACGTTAAATTATTCCGCCGGGCCGAATAAGATTCAATATATGAATCACGCTAACATAGTCAGTAACAGTGTTAAGTATTTCAGCACTTCCGATATGCTGGCATGTTCTACACTTACAGCAGATCGTGTAGTTACTTTTGGTAGCGATAATTACTATGCTGTAGATACCAATCTTTTAGTTCCTATGGATAAGGAGCCGAACAATGGCTGATATAGATGACATCAAATTAGCACAAGGGCAAGCTAAACTGGCTACTGAAGAAGATCTTCAGAAAGATGCTGCTGGCATTACTAATCCTAATCTTCACAGAAGAATAGACCAGGATCTCTCTTTCATTACAGAAGAAGCCACAATTCTTATTGCTAATGTTGAAGGTGATACTCTTGTTACAGAAGATGATGCAATAATTCTTACGGAAGACAATATAGAACTCTCTGCTGAATCTGGAGATGCTCTTTTAGGTGCAGATGAAGATACTTATGTAACAATTCCTACTAGAGTTCCTGGTGGTAAAGCAGATTATACTCTTTCAGTTAGTGGTCTTAATTCCTTCAGGACTACTAACAATATTACACACGATGAAGATTCAACTACCGACGAAATACCCTAAGGAGATATAGCATATGACAAAGATCCCGATTTCTAGATTACCTCAAGCCTCATCAGTAGCAGCTAATAACGAGCTGCCTATCGTACAATCTGGTGTTACAAAGAAAGCTCTTATTGAAGATGTAGGTAAGGAAGTTAACACTACACAACAGTATTCTGATCTTAATACTACAGATAAGACTCCGATTGGGGCTATTAATGAAGTAAATAGCGAGGTTAGCGAAAAAGCCGACGCTTCAAGCCTTGCTACGGTGGCAACAAGTGGTAACTATAACGACCTGTCTAACAAGCCGTCTATTCCTGCTGCACAGGTCAATTCTGATTGGAACGCCAATAGTGGTATAAGTCAGATTTTGAATAAACCCAATCTTGCAACCGTAGCCACATCGGGCGATTACAACGACTTGAACAACAAGCCGTCTGTTGCCGTTATTGATGATACACAGGCAAGTGATGATAAGACATATTCTAGCAACAAAATAAATGCTGTTGTTTCAGGTCTTATTGACGATAGTGAGGCGAGTGCTAATAAGGCTTATTCAAGCGATAAGGTTGCGAATCTTATTGACGGTGTTCAAGACATGGTTGATTCATTTACATTTATTCGTAGTGTAGCATCGGAAAACCTCAACGATGAGGTTTATGAATATGGAAGATTTAATGCTGCTGGCGATGAGTATAATTCAGATGTTCCTATTACAACGGCTTTCAGAACTAAAAACTATCTTCCTGTTGTTGGTGGTAAAACGCTCGAATGGTATGGCTTTGTCAATTCTCCAAGTTTGCCTTCGGCTTTGCCAATGCAAATGGTACAGTATGACGAAAACAAAAATAAAATATCGACACGACAAGAATTTTATAGAATAGGGTTATCGGGACAAAGCGTAAAATCATTAACATTAGATAATGATTGTGCGTTTGTTAGATTTGACTTCTATATTTCCAATATTACGCTTTCAAATGTTAAGGTAAGTCTTTACTATTCAGAAGATGCCAAAGAAGAATATACACCTTACTATGAGCCATATAGTGTGCGTTGCGTTGATTACGATAAAGTAAAGGAAAACACTACACCTTACGAAAGCGTTGACGATAAGACAAAGCAAGCAATATATACGCAGTTCTATGGAAAAAAGATAGCCTATAATGGCGATAGCATCTGCGAGGGTAGTGGTTCATTTGTTGGTGCTTATGCGAAAATGGTCGCAGAATTAACAGGCGGTACATACTTTAATAATGCCGTCGGAGGCGGTCATTTAGCAGTATATTCAGACAGGCACATTATTTGTGAAACTGTTTCAGAAATGCCCGACGATGCCGACCTTATTTGTTTTGAGGGTGGTATAAACGACTATTGGGGAAACTGCGTAATCGGTTCGCTTACAAGCGGTTATACCGATGCAATAGATACCACGACCTTAATGGGTGCTCTGGAGAGCATCTTTAGACAGGCTATTGCCAAATGGGTTGGAAAGCCTATTTGCTTTATTATCGTTCATAAGGTCAGAGGAACGGACACGACACCGAACTCAAACGGCGATACATTTACAGATTTTCACGATGCAATCGTTGAGGCTTGTAATAAATATAGTATTCCTTATCTTGATATGTTCTTGTATAGCGGTATGAACTGCAATATTCAGACTATTGCGGAAAACTACACAATGGCATCTTCATCGGGACAATGGGGTGTTGACGGTTGCCACCCGACCGAGGACGGATATAAGGTTTATTACATTAGCAAGATTTTGGAGTTTTTCAAAAAGCAGTTGTCAATGTATTGATAGCAACAGAGGGCGAGTAATCGCCCTTTTACCCTTTTATTCAAATTATTGCTTTTTTGTTCGATATGGGGGACTTATGGACAACACAATTCAGTTTACAGTAAACGAACTTTTAGGCTTTGTCACGACAATCGGCGGTTGTATCGTCGCAATCGAAACAGTCGTGATAATCTAACCCCCATATCCCCATAACCTTTTATATTTTCAAAGTAAATTACTGCGGAGAATATAAATGGCTGTTAATCCTTTAGACATAATCAAGAGGCTTGATGTAAAGCAGAATGTCACAATAAGAGTTATCGATGATGCTACTAAAAGAGTAGTTCAAGAACACGTCGGACATAATGCTGCCACCAATTCTCTTTTGACTGGTATCGCTCATTATCTTATGGGTGACGGCGTTCTTAATCAAGCAGGAGATATCTTATCTGCCTGGGTTCCTCAATACATGTCAGTAGGTACTATGGGACTTACTTCTCAGGATTCTATAGACGGTCTTCCTTTAGGTATCGGATATACTCCTGTAGCTCCTGATAATGCTACTGCAGAAGAGAAAGAGCTGAATGCTCAATTGCGATTTGAAGAGTATATCAATCAAGCTCCAGGATTTGGTGCAGATGGATATGATTCAAATGATAACAATAATCGTGAATGGTTTGGTCTCGGTTATCCTTATTCCGATAAGCCCGATAAGCTATCTCAAGATTTCTTTGATGCAGGACAGAATGAATACACATTATCTCAAACACCAATCGACGGAGATAAATCTAGCATCATTTCAATAACTGTTTACCCTGACGGAGTAGTTAATCAAGATATTCATGATACTTCAGTAACCCGAATGGTACTATCTGTAGATGATTACGAGTTATCTGACAACAAAGTAACAATAACAAATGGCAGTTCTTATGTAGGTAGAATTGCTGTTATTTATGTTGTTGAAAGCAAAGAAGCAGTTAATTGCGAATTAATCACTAGCGATGTTCTTCGCAGTAAGATAACATATAGAAGTATAACTCCAGAAGTTCAATCTGAAATTCCGAATACAATTGATGTAATATTTTCTTCATTTATTTCAGTAGGTGCATTAAAGGACTACCGTGGAGATACAGATTACATTTATATAACAGAAGCTGGTTTATGGTCTAAGCCTTATTACAACAACAGCGGCGATAACGGACTGCTTGCAGGCTATAGAATAATGCCTACTGATGATGAAATATATGATGTCAGAATTCGTCAAGAATTCACAGGTGATGGAAGCACAACAGAATTTACATTAGAAAATCCTGTAGTAGAAATTGTTTCAGTAACTATCAACGATGTTGAAGAAGCAAATTATACTCTTGACAAAGATACAAATACAATTACATTTATTGAAGCACCTGCTTCTGGTGCAAACATACTTGTTGTTTACACTACAACAGATACATCATATACTTGGAAAGATATGACTAAGCCTGAAAACAGATTAAAGGTACAGGAGAACATCATTCGAATTGGCAAGAATCAAGTTGCTCAGATAATTTGGAAGTTACAGTTAGGCGGACTTGAACAACTCAACGGATTAAGATATATTTATCCTTCTCAGTATCCCGAAGAGGTTTGGGAAGTTTGGAATACATAAGGAGAATTCATAATGAAAATTACTAAAGTAATCAAAGCTTCAACATCAACTAAGCCCTCAAAGCGTATTCAAGATTGGATCCAGAATCAAGAAAGCGTCCAAGCTGATTCTGCTTTTGGTGAGGATGAAGGATTTTTCACTAGAGATGATGAAATAGAATTCATCGAACTCCCGCTAGAGGAGATGATAAGAAAAGAGGATAGGTGGGGATTCAAACCTCAGGATGTAATCAATCTCAGAGCATACATTGATGACAATAATAAGCTTGAAGTTGATTGCAATTTAGGTGATTACGAATTCACTATCAGTACTCAGATAGATATGAGAAAGATCAGAAAACCTAGCGACCTTAAGAAATATGCTCTTGACCTCTTCTGGAAGTTTGATGAAGAATATTCTAAGTGTATAGACGATGTTGAAGCTTGTGATACTGTAGAAGCTGCAGAAATGCTTAGCGGAGATAGAGAGTTCAAATCGGTTCCTCTCAGATCACTTAAGAAAGGTGCTTGGTTCACATTAAAACCTATCGCAGAACCTAAAGAATCTCAAGTATGGGTCAAAGGTGACTACGACAAGATAGATAAAGAATTCAGCTGCTATAGTCTTGATGACATTAACAGAGAAAGATTCTTTAAAGGTAGCAAATTAGTTTACGATGACAATAATTTTGAGATTTAAGTGGTGACTCGTTATGTTAGGAAAATGGATCATTGATAACAATTATTTTGTACACTTCGAACCTATTCACATTCAACTGGGCGAGAAGAATGGAAATCTAATCACATCTTCTAGAGAAGTCAATCCTATTGATGATTCAAAATACAAAGGCGAAGTCATCTACAATACTCATACAGAAATGTATGAAATAATATGCGAAGATACAAACTTCGTAGAAGACCTCAGAGCTATAGACGCTATATTTGATACATTCAAATTGAATTATCTGCGTTGCGATATCTTAACACAATCTAAAGAAAAAAATCTAACAGCGAGGAATAACATATGAAATTATATATCAGTGCAGCTAGTAAATTCTCTACAACAGAAGATATGTGCAATGCAGTCCGCAAGCTGTTCAACGGATATATTGCAAAAGAAGAATATGTTCCTAATGTTAAGCAATATTGGTTCTGGCTCGAACGAGTATTCGGAGATTTCGAGATAATTGTAGGAGTAAAAGATAAATCTTCTAGAGTACCTGGGGCATTATACACAAGTTCCAATGCAGACGGATGGCCTTGTTATCTCAAGGTATCCGATAATGACAGAACCAAGCCGATATTGGAATCACTTCAAGGATTTGGATTCAAAGAAGCTTGTAATTATTCTCATTCACAATGGGGCACATACAAAGTACTCATAAGTTCTTATGATGATTTAGCATTTATCGCAGATACACTATACAATTGGGACAGGTGGATGGAACACGCTAGAGGTTCTGTATAATCAATTACCTTTAATATCGTTAATAAAGTTATCAAATTCTTGGAATAGATTTGGAGGAGTATAAATAATATGATTTCTATCAACGACATTGTTAATTTAGCTGTTTACGGCAGGAAATATCGTGCTATTGTTATCTCATGTAATAAATATCGTACAGGAATTAGTTTTTCGTTGAGAGATTTAGATAGAATTAATCCTGAAATGCTCGATTTTCCTGTAAATGCAATTTTGCCTAGTGATACAGTAAATAATGGTTTAGAATTAGTTGTAGACGATATTCATTTTGAACAGATAAATAGAATCAGAAATTAAGAGGCATAAAATGGAAAACAATGAAATCTTATTAACTCCCGCAGCATTACTTGATTTTCTTCGTCAAGTAGATGAGTTAGCAGACAAAGACATTTCAGTAGACGAGACAGGTTCAGCACTTACAGTAACAATCGGAGAATCTACTTATGGTATTGATCTTAATCAAGCAGAGTCAGTAGAAGTTCCTAATGAAGCAGTTGAAGAAGTAGCTGATGTAGCTGATGAGGCTTATTCAGAATTAGGCGAAGCAGGAGTAGATGTTACAGATATCGACGAAGATGTAGTTGAGGGTGGATTACTCAAAGAAGCGCTCAAGACATTAGCAATCGGCGGACTTGTTAGGTTAACAGGTAAGTTATTGAAAGATTAAAGGAATTCATATGTATAACACAATTGTTAATATTGTCATCAACATGTGCAACCAGAGAGGAATAACTGGGCTAGATGATATCAAAGATTTCTTAGAAATAGCTCTTGAGGTATCTGAAGCTCAAGGACTTAGTTGGTCAGATCAAGATTTCAGCGATATGTTAGATGATATCTTGCTTGGACTTGATCATCCTGGAGAGAGTTTTGCGGAGCCGCTGAATTAATTAAGAATCGTTATATATCATAAGAAAAGCACATAGGGGTGCAGTGTTATGAAAATCTACTTGAAGGGTGAAAAAGATATAAATCCAATTGCTGCCCCAATTTATGGGATGGCAGTTATAGATAAAAGCTTATCTGGGCTTCCTTATGACATATGGTTAGATCCTGCAGGGGACAGACGAAACACACGTCATAATTCTCCTAGACTTAAAGTAAACGTAGACGGAGTATTGATACCGTATACAATTGGAGATATTCCGAAACAAGCTGTTTCAGATAAGCGAAAAGTTAATCATGAAAACAAGATAATAAGATGGATTCAACAGAATAAAGATATCTTGCTTAAACAGTGGAGGTGCGAGATATCAGATAAAGAAGCATTAGATCTTGTTAAGAAACTGGAGTGATAGTATGGAACAAAAATTACTTAACCTCATAAACAATCTTTGTAATGGAATGATATCTGACGGTACCGTATTTGAAGAGGTCATAGATATGCTAGTAGCTGCAGGTGCAACAATTTCTATACTTAAGAAAATAGGTTTTACAGATGACCAGATATGGGATTACGCATATTATGTTTCTGTATTAGATGATATTTCGCAAGAAGATGCTTTCAATAATATCCCTAAGTAATATCTAAACAGTAGCCCCTATCTACTGTAGCAGATATATCATATAGCAGACGAGATGCTTCTCGCCTGCTATTTTTTTTGATCATTTAACCTTTATTATTTTAAATAATCTACAAATAATTTCTGATTTCTTATTTGGAGGCGATATAAATGGCTAAAAAAGCTACAGTCGTATCAATGCAAGAAGCAAAAACATCTTCTATTCTTGGTACATTTACTGGTAAGTGTTGCGATGCGGCAGTATTCAACAACAACTCAATGAAATTGAATCGTGAGTTATTTGAGAATCTGTTGAATTCTGATGAATATAAAGATGCAGTTGCTCATGGATACTACATTGGATTTTTAGGACATCCTGAAGATCCTGGATGTCAAGATTTTAAGGATGCTTGTATAGTTCTTAAATCTATGGAGCTGAAAGAGAACGATGAGATCTACGGTACATTCGATCTCATTGATACTCCGGTAGGTAGAATTGTTAAATCCTTTATCGACGCTGGTGTTGAATGGGGTATTTCTATCAGAGGCGCAGGCGATGTAGATTCAGAAGGTAATGTAGATCCTGAAACATTTGTATTTAGAGGATTTGATCTTGTAGCATTCCCTGCATACAATGATGCAGTTCCTGAGTTTAAACAGATCGCAGCTTCTAAGAATCTTGATGATCAGGTCAAGTACAAGAGAGTTTGCGCTGCAATTGAAAAGAACCTCGAAGGCGTTGAAAGCGTTACATCTATCGAAGCAATGCAGAAGCAATTCAATCCTGATTCGGAACAATACAAGAAGCTTGAAGCTCGTAAGGAAGACATCGGAGTAGCAGAAGATAATATTCCTGAAGAGGAAGAGTCATGCCCTGAATGCACAGATGAAGATAAAGAGG